ACTATCCAGATACTATGTAACCAGGCCAATAAGTATTAAAAAATATTAATTAGTGTCTACAAATCTCTATAATAAGTATGGACTACTTTGTATTTACTGATTGCATAAAACTTAATAAACTTTAATTAAATCAATACTTTTAACTATTCCATTTAACAATAAGAGGACTATCTTTATCGCCAGATACCTTTAAATTATCATTCTTTCCATATACTTTAGGTGATAATTTCTCCGCCCTCCATTTGCTTAATGATATAAATTCTTTAATTAAGTGTGTAGATCCTAAATCTACTTTATCTTTGTGTTTAGCATCTTGAACAGCCTCAGTAATTAAACTTTGGGCATCTGAAAGACTATATTCAATGCCATCTTGCTTTGCTTGAGTATATTTAGCTCTTAATGATGGATATTTCTTCTCATCTAATAACCATTTTCTAAAACATTCCCATGAAATAGAATGATTTTTAAGACTAGCTTTGATGCTTATGCCCTCTGCTAAATCTCTCATTATAGAGTCTATTAATTCTTTACTGTATTTTGTTATATTTGCCATAATTTAGAATTATTCTAATTAGTTTAATGTGTTGCATATTTGCAACAGTATTTTGTTTGTTTTAATCTTGTTTATATCTATCTTAACTTTGTTTTAATAGGTGTTGACAATAGATGTACATATCTATATTAATCTTGTTATGATTCAAATTAACCAAATTAACAATAGGAGGAAAGATGAATCAATATAACTTAAAATATAAATGGACTACTTCAAGAGCTAGAGATACTTATGGATATAATATTTGTACTCTTTTAGTAGATGGAGTTAAAAAGGGTCGTTGTAATGGTGGTGGATATGATATGCAAGGTACATCACTAGGCAATTGGATTGAAAATGAATTTAAAGATGAATTATTAAAATTAAATAATGAATTTTCAGGTTTAACTTTTCATGATCCAAATTGGAAAGTATCAGAGGAAATTATTAAAAAAGAAGAAGAGGGTAAAAGCTTAGGCTTAGAAAGATATCAAGACTTTTACAAACAATCTTCAAAAGTTCCTACTTCAAAACATACAATACCCCAAATTAATGGAGCTGTTGGTATTAATTCAGTTGAAAGAATATTAAATGCAATAGGCTTTCAATATAAATGTATTGACTATAAATCTGGAGTTTATGTTGTTGAGCCATTAAAGGAGGTTGCATGAATAATTACTCATTGAAAGTTACAACTCAAAATTTAAGTAAAACATTCTTTTATTATGAAAATGACAATTTAAATTTTGAACAAGCTAAAAATAAACTTAGACAAGCTCTTAAAAAATTTGAAGATTATAAATTAAAAGGTATTGAGCCAGTTGTCTATGATGAGCGCAATAGAGCAATCAAAGTAACCAATATTGAGATTGTTAAAAATATGGAGGTTAAATGAGTAAATTTAAAAGTAAGTTTCAATATGTTACTTGGGATAAAAATATTGAAAGTTTAGAAAGAGCAATAACAAAATCTAAAAAGTTAGAAAAGCAAGGATATAAATTAAAACCTAATACAATAAGTTTAGGTAATTTATTAATTTATGTAAATCCTAACTATAAAATGGAGGTTAAATGAAAAGTTATAAATATAAATCAATAACTAATATTTTAACTAACCAATTAAACAGAAAGATATTTAATTTTATGGATTATGGAGAGATCCAAAGAATAAAATATCCTAACAATGTTTATCAATTTCCAATTAAACAATACTACAACCAAAAAAGGAGGGTTAAATAATGGAAAATATAATCTTAAATCTTGGTCATGGTTGGTATGATTTCACCAAATTAGATCAATCAAATAATTATATTAAAATTTCTGCTTTAAATTGCATGAGTGATAAAAAAGCAATTAAACAAGCAAGAAATATTTTAAAAAATAAAAAAGCTCAAATATTAATTAAAGAGGAGAATAAATAATGAGTGAAATGACAGATAAAGACAGAGAAACTAAAAAAGAGCTTATTGAGTCTATTCAATCAATATTAAATGCAAATAAAGATAATGATTATTGCTGTCAATATTGGTTATCAGACATGATTAAGCAACAATTTAAATTATATGAAATTTATTAAACAACCAAAAAAGGAGGGTTAAATAAAATGTCAGATAAACCAATCACAGTTAAACAGTTAATTAATAAATTAAAAAAGTTTGATGAAAATATGTATGTAACAGTTAATATACCTCATACAATGTCTGAGGGTAGTTGTTGCATTTCTTATTTATCAAATTTTGGTGAACCAAATTTTACTAACTATGTTGATATAGTTCTTGAGGATAAAGAACATATAACCACACAAATAGAAAGTAATTGTTCAAAAGAAGTTTGGAATAAAACACCAACAAATCAAATATAAACAACCAAAAAAGGAGGGTTAAATAATGAAAAAATTTTATAAATGTGCTTATCAATTAAAAGATAAAATATTAGATAAGAGCTATTTAGGAAAAGTTTATCATCAGGGTACATTAAGAGGGTTTTTTAATTCAAAAGAAGATTGTGAAAACTACACAAAAAAACTTCCTAATTGTAAAAAAATAATAACCACATTTAACAATGATGATGTTCTTAATTTAGTAAAAAGAATAAAGAAAGTTCTTAAGTCAAAAGGTTATAATGTAGGTAGACATTCTGTAATTAGGTATAAAAGTGATGATAGTAACCGCAGCAAAGCTGGAGTTGATATGATTTCAATTAGCGTTAGCGATAAAGATAAAGCTTATAATGAAAAAATAATTGAAGATCATAATATAAGAGATTTTAATTTTGCAAAAAAAGATATTACTTATGCTAATATATTTTTAGATTAAATACCCCTCTGATAATATGAGAGAAAAGATGAAATAACGAAAGGATCAGAGGGATATAATGATTCAAATTAAGTTAAAATGAGAATAACTATATATAGGTTATTCTTAACCCAATTATACTTCATTTAGTATGGTATTTTTGCAACATTGTCAAAGCAATTTTAAATTATTTTATAAATTTATTAATTCCTTTGGTATTGGCAATCACACACAAGTTCAATAAGGCCTCATTATACATTTTTCTAAGGGTTTCATGTGATTTATCCAAGTATAGGCGTTTTAAAGCCCTGTATGACTTAGGATGAGGGTAATTTTTAAACTTTATAAGCTCTCTTTCATCATAATCGCCTTTAGCAATCAGGTTCAGGCAAAAGTACCAGATAGTCATTTGTCTAGCAGTTGGGATTATTCGCATTTTACCGCCAACATCCTTGTACTTTGGGTCTGGTAAAACATCTAATAACATAAAGTTTGTCGGTGTGATGGGTCGTTTAATATTAGGTAATTTACTATCTACGAATGATGCTATTTGTATTAATTTATCTAAATGACTAGGAGTTAAGGGATATTCTATATCAATCATTATCCACCTCTTGCAAAGCCTTTAAATATTCCATAAATCGGTCATTAGAGAGTTCTTTTCTTTTATTTTGTATATCCTTATGTTTGGCATGGGTGTGGGGGTTTTTAATGTTCCTGTCTTTTGCTCTTTGATATGCAAAGTTGGAAGATTTTCTAAGCTTAGTTAAAGTATTTTTAATAAATATTTTTTGATCCATATATATATTATTTTCTATTAAGTATTTTCTATTTAAGACCTACAAAAATTTTCCCCCATGACCTTAAAAAATTAACTACCGAACCTTTTGTTTTAGATTAATAACTTTACCTTGTTGCACTTCTGCTTTTACCTTTTTGCTTAATATCTTCTGCTTTATTGATTTGCTTATTCTTTGCCTTTTGCCGTTGTTCATTCTAATTATTTCTTGCATTTTATTTCTATCAAATGTGTAATTATTGGATCTATTTCTATTTGGTTGGTGTCTAGCAAGTAGGCCAAAAAGAGTTAAGTTGTCTAAATACTTTCTTAAAGTTGGCTCTGATTTGATGCCAGTTCTTCTCATTAAGTATTTGTTGGACACATTTATGCCATTTTTACAATTCTTAAATCTGCAAATAAGAATATAGATTAACTTCTCATGGCTATTTAAATTAAGGTTGTCCAATAGCTCAATATCTACTTTTTCAAATGTCCAACTCATTCAAAAATTCCAAATTCTTTACTAATTCTATTCTTAGCAATTTTTACATATTCAGAGTTAAGTTCAATTATAATGGATTTTCTGTTTAATAATTTAGCAACTATCGCTGTCGTTCCTGATCCACCAAATGGATCTAAAACTACACCACCTTCTGGACAACCAGCTTTAATACATGGATCAATTAGATCTTTGGGGAAAGTTGCAAAATGTGCATCCTTGCAAGGCTTAGTGGTTACTGTCCAAACATTTCTTTTATTTTTAGTTTCTAAAGTTCCAACAGCTTTCATATTACCATTAGGTTTTTTCCCACCATTACCTCTTTTGCTGCCTATTTGATTTTTTAAATTTTTTTGTGATAGTCTGTCAATTGTACCTTGTGCTACTGGTTCTTTAATAGCATCAGCATCATAATAATATTTTTTAGACTTAGTTATAAGCCAGATCTTCTCATGGCATGAAGTTGGTCTATCTCTTACACTTTCAGGCATTGGATTTGGTTTATGCCAAATAATTTCTGACCTGATATACCAACCTGCATCTTGTAAAGCTATAGCAATTCTATTTGGTATCATTACTAAATCTTTTTCTTTGATACCATCTTGAACTGGAGTTCTTGTTACACCATAATTTTTGTTACCTCTTAATGTTTGATTTGTTGTTGAAGTTCTTTTACCACTTGAATAACTATCACCATAGTTAAGCCAAATTGTTGCTGAGTCTTTTAACTTCGGTTTCATGACTCTAAAAAGTTCTACAATATTTTGGATATGCTCTTGATAAGTTGGCTCTAAACCTAATTGTTTATCAATTCTTTTAGCACCACATAATTTACAATGTTCACCAGATTTAATAGCTTCATCACCAAAACTACCTTTATTATTTTTTTGAAATTGAGTTAATCCACCTCTTGTATTTCTACCATAAGAATGAGAACAATTTAAATCACCACCTTGCCATTTAGCAGTTCCATAATCTCTTAAACCCCAATATGGCGGAGAAGTTACAACGCAATCAATAGAGTTATCCTCTAACTCTTTTAACTTATCAAATACATCACCTTGCAAAAAACTAATCAATTCTATTTTCCTTTTCTGCAATAAATTTACCAACTGTTGTTAATGATATTTTTAAAACTTTTTCTGCATAATGATCTGGACAGTACGATTTTCCTTTTTCAATAATAACTGCACTTGTTTTGCAATCTTTAACGCAACAATCTTTTACAGGATCACTATGCATATCTAATTCCATGCTCCATCTTTCAAAAAATTAATTGGTGTTAGTTTGTCTATTGGTACAGAATGAACCTCTGGCCGATCACTTATGCCAAAATCTGTTAAGTATTTTGTGGTGTTTAAAACATAACTACTATTAACAAATCCTTTAATTTCGAATAAAGGACTTTTATCAATTACTAAAATATACATTTCACCTGGTTTGCTTCCCTTTTTTCTTATAATTAAACTGTTATGTTTTTTAGGTAGTTGCGATCTTACTTGGCATCTTACATCACCAAACATTACATCTGGATTTGCACCATGATTTACATGAAAGTTAAAAGCTGTATTGAGGTAACGACACACACTTAACTCTGCACAAGCTCCACTTATAGATTTTGCTATTTGGTCATTGACACTACCTTTGTAGTTATGACCCCAATCTTGTTTAAGTCTTAATGACTCAAATACTCTAGTTAGACCAGTTTGTGATGCTGCAAACAAATCATATAAATCTAATTTTATTTCAATCACAATAAATAATTTCCTTTTAGGTCTTGGCAATAGTGAGCTGAGATAGGTCTATTATTAAAAACATAAAAACCCCAAACTTGATCGTTACCAGGTTTATACTTTGGATTTTCTATCCAGGTTGCAACGCTTTCAAAAGCTTCATCACAATTTGTAAAATTATTAATGGGTACTTTGACCCAACCATAATCTGCTGTTGTAACTGCAACAAATAAAAATAAAATTGCTTTCACTAAGTTTCATATTTTTTAGTAAGTAACTTTAAGCTGTTTAGTAATTCTGGATTTTGTAAAAAAATTGTTAAAAATTCTTCTGATAATAATGCAAAAGATTCCTCTGAGTTTGGTTTAGTTTCTGCTTTATCAAAAATAAAATGAGATAATTCATGCAATAAAATTTTAAAATAATTCTTTGGATTTAAGTTATTCTGTATGTAAATTGCCGATTTTTCCGACAAATATAAGCCATAAGCATTTTCTGATTTGGCTTGTTTAAGGCTCATTTTTCTCACTTTTACCTTGTAATTCTTGTATTTTATCTCTTTTATCATTCATATTTACAGAATTGATCTTATCTTGTTTATACCTATTAGAATTTAGTTGACAACTATTATTATTTGATTAATGTCTACACATGTTCAACAAAATGAATATAGACAAAATTTATAAAGGATAGTAATATGAACGCTAATTTTACAGACATGCCAAATTATTTTAACAAAGAAGAACTAGATAGATTAAAAATTCTACATGGTACAACTATGGATAAAATTATTTTAGAAACTTATCCAAAAAAAGAATTTAGAAACTGGAAAACGAAAATATCTAGGTTAATTAATAAAAAAGGAAATGATCCATCAAATTATGGTTTTTTAGAGCTATCAGAAATGTTAGCAAATTCTTTTAATAAAAGAAGTATTTTAAAAGAAAAATTATCACCTACACATTTTATAGGAAAAAAAACGCTAATTCCTTGTTGTGGTGAGCTTGAGCCAGATGGTACAGTTAGAATTTTTGAAGATGAAAATATATGGAAAGTTAAAGTTGATGCTAAATATGATAAATTAAGTGCTGTATATATAAGATCAGGTGCTTTTGGTGGGGGTATAAGGCTTTTTAAAAGGCATGACAAGTTTATTGAACCAGGTGCCGAACATAAATTTTCTTTAGTTAGACAAAAAAAAACTAACATTATTTATTGGGGTTTTTTAAAACCACTAACAACTCCAAGAAGATACTCAGTTATAGATTGTTCAATGGTTACTGGTGCTAAGGTTTCTGATATTGCCACAAATATTGAAATAGTTGCTGCAACACCTTTTATACATGCTTTTAAACCAGATAATACTGATTGGGTACAACCAAAATAATTAGTTAATAATCATTACAACCAGTTGACATTAGATATTAACAATGTTACTAAAATGTTGTTATGGCAAATCACACAAAAATAATAAGTGAAGCGTACAAAAAATTTAACGACACAAATACATCTGTATCAGCAAACAAAGAACCTCATGCTGTTAGAACTTTAAAAAGATATTTTCTTACAAAAGAACAGGCAAGTAAATGTGGTAACGCATCTTTAAAAGCTGGAACTATTGGCCATGATGTAGTTGAGATTTGCTTAAACAAAAATTTATCTGTTGAGGAAGTTATCGCAAGTAAAGAAATTCAAGATAAAATTGACAGTTATATTTCTTTTGACGAAGCAGATAAAATGAAATTTAAATTTGCTATTAAATTTTTAAAAAATACTGCTGAAAATCATTTATTAAATTTTAAAGAATTACCCAAACAAAAATGGAAAACAGAAATAGAATTTACTACCTGGCTTCCTAAAGTAAATATTTTTTGGAAAATGTTTTGTGATGCTATTGGTGAAAAATCAGTTGTAGATATAAAATATAAATTGCCAACAGTTAAATTTGCACCACTTAAAACAAAACAAACAAAAGAAAATCCTAATAGAATAGGTGATTGGGCTTGTTCTCATCCTAAATTAGATTCAAGAGTTTTTACATCTGATCTTATGCAGATGGCTCTTTATTCACACACAACAGGATTAAAACCAGCTCTAAGTTATGCAAGTGCTACTGATAGAATTTTATTTACCGAAGATAATTGTGATGAATTAAAACAAGAAAATTTAAAAAGACATTTAAATGAATTGATTGCATATGAAATATCTTGGGAAAAAAAATTAAAAGCTGCGGATGGATCTTTAGATGAGTTGATGTGGTTAAATATTCCTGACTTTTCAGATATACGAAAGAAAAGTTTCTGGTGGAATGGAATACCAAAAGAATACATGGAGGATTATTTAAATTTTTATGTCTGACATGGGTATCATAAAGCCTTTAAGGCAAAGGGTAGCTGACTTAGAAGAAATAAATAAAGAACATCAAAAAATAAATGGAAAATTACAACAAGAAGTTAATGACAAAAACAAAAAGATAGAGGAGTTAATGGAAAGAATTAATAACCCATTAAAAAAAATGAGAGGTGATGGCGATTTATGATTGAAAAAAATATTTATCAAAAATTAAAAACAGCTTGTGAAGAAGCTGGATATGTAAAGAAGGGAGAAAAGAAAGCTGGTATGCCATTTAATCCTTTACTTGCAGATGAGGTAAAAAAAGTTGCTATGGAATCTTTACTTAAAAATGGTTTGTATCCTGTTTGTAATTATACAACAGATGTTAGGGAAAGTTTTTTAATAATCCATTGTGATATGAAAATTTTTAATGTTGATAATCCTAGTGAGTATATAGAAATAAATGGATCATCAGGTTTTGGAAAATTAGACCGATATGGTTCTGGTCATGGTATGACCTATTCTCAAAAATATGCTTTTCTTTCTGCATTAAATTTAATTACAGGAATAAACGATGAAGATGGTTATGAAGCAGAACCTTTTAAAAAAAGTGAACCGCAAAAACCAAAACTTAGTCTAGTTAATGTAGATAAGTCTTTTGCTGACGAATGGATAGATAAGATGCAGCAACAAGGCAAAAACTCTACATCACCAAGTCAATTTGAAAAAGATATGCAACCTTTAAGATCAAGTTACGAACAAGAATTACAACAAATAGGTAAAGACCTTGCTCTGCAAAAAAAAATTGATGATGCAGAGATCAAGATAAAACAACAAATAACCTTTAGGAGTGAATAATGGAAGATAAATATAATAATACTGGCGGACTTTGGAAAAGAAAGCCAAGAGATACAGATGAGCCTGGCAAACAGTATCCTGATTATGATGGAAGTATTAATGTTGATGGCAAAATGAAAAAAGTTGGAGCATGGATCAATAGTACAAAAGAGGGCGGTCAACCAGATATTAATTTAAGAATAAGCGAACCACAACCAAAACAATGACAGAGCAAATAAACCCAGATTATTATAAAAATAAATCTATAGAAACTAATGAGGCGATTGTATCACAACAGTCGCCTATGGCGGTTATTGGAGGATATCAAAGAGAAATTTTAAAATATTTTATGAGATTTGGCGACAAGCATGGTGGATCTTTAGATGCAACATTAATGGATGTATCTAAGGGTCATTGGTTTGTTGAAAAATTATTAGAATATTTAAATGATTTAAAAAAGAATGATGGTGCAATTGAGTCGGTAACTAATGTTTCTGAATTATTTAAGGATAAAAAATGAAGAATGGAAATGGACATAATCAAATATATTTTTCAGAAGTAAAATTTAAAGTTTTAAAATATATAAAAAATTTTATTAAACAGTATGGATATTCCCCTACTTGTAAAGAAATTGCAAAAGCTCATGGTTATTCAAGAAGTAGAGCTGGAGCAATATGTACTGACTTATATAAAATGGGATTAATTTATAAAGGAGATTCTAGTCATAGAAAAATAAGAATGACACAAGCACAAATAGATTCAGTAAGTAATTTAAAAATAAATAGAGAATATCAAGCTCATGGATAAAGTTACAAAGGAAAGTTTTTATGAAGCAACTTTCAAAGTTGAAGAAGAATTTGAGTCGGCAGAACTAGCTGCTAACACAAATACCCCTAGTGATAATAGCAAAATATTAATTCAAAATATTAAGCTAGAAAAGACTAGGATTAAATTAAACAATGATAAGGAGTCTATGGAGAATGGCTTTAAATAAAAGTAATAGTCTTACTAGAAGATATGCAAAGCTTGAAAAATACCATGATGAGATTATGAAGCCTAGCAAAGGTAAAAAACTCAGACAATGTGTTCATTCAAGTGGTGCTTTTAAAAAATATGTTAAGACTTACAGACAGATATGCTTAGTAGAAAATGCTGATGCTAAGTTTATGTACGAAGGTTAGTTGTTAATTATTTAAAGTTGTAAAAAACTCTAGGCTACTTGTCGCTTAAAAATAAGGAGAAAAGATGGAATCAAAACAATTTGAAGATTTTACAGTTGATTTGGATGTGCCTTTGCTCAACCCAAGAACAACACAAGTTGATAAAAAATTATTAGAAAGAATAAAACAAATACCAATCAAAGGTTCAGTAGGTTTTTCTGAAAGACAACAGATGAAAAATTTTAGAAAAATTATGACTAAAACTTTTGGCAAAGGTTCTGTTGCTCAAAGAACAATACCAGCAGAAAATGGAGTTCAATATCGTTTATGGAGGTTAAGATAGAATTTAAGAATTAATGAGGCAAGATAATCCTCTCATTAATAACTAAGTAAGTTCCTTAAATAGTTAGTTAGTTAAATAAGTGATTATCATTATAGTAATAACTATACTGTTGTAATGGGAGGCGGTTGTTTTGCTTAGGCAATCGCCTCTTTTTTTATTTCCAGATAATATTTTCTTTGAATTCTTTGTTTTCAATCTTACCTTTATAAGGTGCTACATAGGTTCTATCCACAAAATCTATGCTTTCATCACCAATATAGTGAGCAAGTTCTAAAGCGTTCTTAAATTTACCTTTGGCCGCAAAATATGTTGTCCGATAGTGCCTAAAACAGTACGCTTTTCTCTTTATTGGGTTGTTTTGATACCCATGCTCCATTTTTTTAAAAGCCTTGTCTACGGCTCTCCCTATCTGTTCTACGCATATATATTTACCCTTGCTATTTAAAAATAGCTTTTCTTGCAAAGGATCTATGGTATTTAGATAATCCACAATTTTATCTCTTAAAGATGGTGATATTTCAACAATTCTATTACCTCTTTTAGTCTTGGTTTTACCAATTTCTTTATGCCTTTTTACTGCTTTTTTTAGTGATATTTCTAGTGCATTAGATTTTAAAAATAATAAATCTTCTTTTTCTAAAGCTCTTATTTCACTAGGTCTAGCAGCAGTTTCAAGAAGTATCATACAAATAAGTTTTATTAATGGATTGTGCATTTTATAGACCAGGCTTTGCATAACCTCAAATGTCCATTTATCTAAGTCTAATTCAGTATGATCTTTTTCTTCTTCTACAATCCATTTTAAATAATTTTTTTCATTTATTATATTTGGATAGTTTTTTTCGTCTGC